TTTAGCTTTTTTCTTTTTCATATTTCTCCTTTATTGAAATGGATATCCTAAGTTCCATATTACTAAACTGTTTCTTTCTCCACTTTTAACAGGACATACTCTATGCCATACAAATGAAGGAAATACAACTAAAGAACCTTTAGGTAATATTTCTGTACATTTTTTAACATTTCTTTTTTTATCTGGATCAAAATTTCTAAAATCAAATTCTAATTCACCACCTTTATAGTCTTTAGGATCTGATAATGTAACTGTTACAGATAGTTTTCTAATTTTACCATGTGATGGATCATTAGCTTCTCTTTGATAAGGTTGATCCCAACTATCACAATGCCAATCATAATACTGGCCTTTTTTATATTTTGTAAATTGACAAGACTCAGAAAAATCCCAATTAAAATTCCAACCAGCACTCGCATTTGCTTGATGCACATAAGGTTGTATTTCTTTATAAACCCATCTGTCATTTATCCAAACAATATTAGAATCTCTTTTCTTTTTTAAATCTTTAATTTGTTTTTGATTTAATTTTTTATCACTATAACCACCAGTGACTGCCATTTGTTCTTGCATTTGATGACCATATTTTACGATGTCATCACAAATTCTGTGAGGAACTACTGATTGAAAGTACCAATAATAATTTGTTAGGTTCATATGTCTTTATGAACTTAATATAACAATATCTATGCTATTGTCAATGTACCAGAAGCTGTAAACTTAGCTAGTTTATCTCCACCAGGGTGAGTTGAAATTGTAGCAGACGGACCTGGGTCAGCACTAAATGTAACTGCACCTGGTCCTCTAACAATAACTATACCTGAACCTCCTAAACCACCTGGTCCAGCGACTCCTGGAGGATTTGATCCTCCTCCACCACCGCCACCGCCGGTATTAGCTGTTCCTGCATCTCCTGCGGCACCACTAGCATGAGCTTTACCAGCACCACCACCACCAGCTCCACCAGCCCCACCACACGTAGCAGGTCCATTAGACCCACCACCACCTCCACCACCACCAGCGTAGGATGTGTCTGGTCCTAAAATTGTATTAGGTGCTCCGGCTCCACCTGGTCCTGCAGGATTAGTACTACCTGCTCCACCTGCTGCAGTTGCTCCACCACCACCAGATCCTGCATAATCAGAAGGAGTTCTTGGTGCAGCTCCTGCTGGATTACCTTGAGGAGGAGTTGTTGGAGGTGTGTTACCAACACCACCAGCTGTAGGAGAAGCATAAGCTACTCCACCACCAGAACCACCTGGTTGTAATGGTCCAGCATTACAATAAAAACCACCTCCACCACCAGTAGATGTTATTCCTGAAAATACTGAATTTGAACCTCTTGCGGCTGGAGCACCTGTAGCACCACCAGCTCCAACTGTAATAGCATAATTTCCTTCTTCTAAAGTTAATGTATCACCTCTTAATGGGGATGGACCATAACCTGATGCACGATAACCTCCAGCTCCACCTCCACCACCACCAGATCCTGATGCATTTCCACCACCACCACCACCGGCAACCACTAAATAATCTATTGAATAACTTGCTATAAATCTTGGCCATGATCCTTGAGACTTGGCACTAAATTGACTTTGCATTGACCACACACCACTTGCTTTACTTAATTCTTTTACTACTACAATTCCTGAACCACCATTACGACCTGAAGATGGACTTGTTGCAACACCTCCTGCTCCACCACCTGTGTTTGCACATCCATCAGCAGAGTTTCCTGCTCCACCACCGCCAGCACCTGCTGAACCACCACTACCAATTTGAGAACCACCACCGCCACCACCAGCGTATGTAACATCTGAACCTGTTATTGTACTTGGTGAACCTGCTCCACCATTACCGCCCGGACCACTAGGTGAACCATTAGCACCAACTGCTGATGCACCACCACCTCCGCCACCTGTATCTGAATCAGTAGGACCAGGAGGTGTACTTGCGTTACCACCATTATTTCCTTGACCTGCTACACCATTTCCTCCGGCTCTTGCATTACGACCACCGCCACCACCACCAGATCCACCTGGACCACCGACTGCACCATCACCACCTCTACCAGAGCCACCACCTCCGCAAGATGTAACAGTTGTATTACCAGCAAAAACTGAATTTCCACCTGTTCCTGCTATTCCTGGAGAACCACCACAAGATGAACCTGAACCACCAGCTCCAACTGTAATTGGATATGGTGAGTTACCATCAACAGAAATGGCTGCTACACATTGGAAACCACCTGCACCACCACCACCTGATCCTTGAGGTGCTCCTGATCCTCCACCACCAGCTACAATTAAAGCTTGTACAACTGTAGTTCCTGGTTGTGTAGTTATAGTTCCTGAAGATGTTTTAGTTGTAACCGTGCACTTCCCGAAAGAAGCTTTGTTACTTACACCGATTATTCCGCCATTACTTCTGGCCATATGAGTCTCCTATTCGGACACCCAAGCTGTGCCGTTCCAGTCGTAGACTGTGGGTGTTTCCGCTTCGTCGTTTGATTTAGTTGCTTCCCAACCTTTTGAGTTATCAGCTTGATATTTTGTGTCGTTCCAAGAAATTAAATATCTAACAGTGTTTTCACCTTCACCTTCTGAAGAAACTGTTGGATAAGTTATTGGTGCTTGCCAATCATCACTTGCATCTAATGACCATGAAGCATAAGGTTGTGCTGCTAAAAATTTATCTTTTACAGGATCATAAACCATTCCTATTCCTGCATAGGATTTTCTAAAATTATTATTGTAAGAAGTTTGTTTCCAAACCCCACCCTTAAAAAAATTAATACACCATGTTTCTCCATCAATGTGCATATCTGAAGTAACACAGTCATTTCCAACAACTACAACTCTTTTAACAATTTGTTGCTCATCTGATGTGAAACCTGTTGGATCAACTTTTGTTTCTAATTCTGCGAAATGTGCCATATTTATACTCCTCTAATATTTTATATTTTACTTTTAGTCCTCTGTCAATTAGTCAATTAACTAACCCAATTATTAGCTTTTACAAAATCATAAACTGAGTTCATATCCCAAACTCCAGGTGCTACGTTTTTATCAAAAGAAGCTTCTTTAACTACTACAATACCTGAACCACCAGCTTTTCCTGCAGCTCCACCACCACTAGTTCTCATAGAACCGCCACCACCGCCAGTATTAGCTACTCCTGCTCCTGCTTTACAATTTCCTGTAGGACTTGGTGCTCCACCACCTGCGTTTCCACCACCACCTGGTCCACCTGGGACAAGTGATCCTGGATTTCCTGAATTACCTCCTCCACCACCAGCAAATAATCCTGGTGCAGAAGGACCTGCGTTTGGATCGTCAGCTACATAAAAAGGTTGAGGTGCTGATCCAAATACTGGAGTTACATCAAAACCACTTCCACCGGGATTTCCTGTACCACCGCCTGAACCTTTTCCACCGCCACCACCACCAGAACCTGGTCCACCACCCGGTGCGTTTTTTCCACCATTACCTTGACATGCTGTTCCTGGAAATCCTGAATTAGATGTAGGACCTGCAGAACAACTTCCTGCTCCTCCACCACCTGAACCACCAGCACTTGCAGAGTTAGCATAAGCTCCACCTCTACCACCACCAACGGCTGCTGTTAAAGATCCAAAAGTTGTATTAGTTCCATTTGCGTGAGAGTAAGCAGATGAACCTGCTCCGCCACCACCGATAGTTACTGTTGTTCCACTAGCTACTGTTTGACAAGTTAACATTAACAAACCACCAGCTCCACCACCACCTGCGTGTTCAGCACTAGCTCCACCACCACCTGCAAGAATCATAACAGTTGCGCCTGCGCCTGGATAACCTGCTGATTTATTATATGTACCTGATGCTGTGAACGCTACATTGTTTGCAGGAACGGGTGACTGCGTTACGGTATTGATAGGTCCTATGATTCCGCCATTTGCCATAGCTTAGACCTCCTACGCGTCGTTTAGTATTTCGTAATTAACAGTGATAGTTGCATCTGAGTTAGCACCAGCTCCAGCTTCAAGATTGTCACCTTCTTCTAAATAAAGAGCTGAATTTTTATCAATTACAACTAAAGTTGCATCTGCTGGCACAGAAATTGTACTTGCAATTGCTACAGGTGATCCACCTGATTTAGTTATAAAAACTGAAACGTCTACTGCATTTGTTCCGTCAATGTTAGCTATTATAATACTGTTTACTTTTACAAGTGTATCTGATGCTGCTGCTAAAATCTCTGTAGTAAGAGTAGTAGTCAAAGCTGCTTGTACCGACTCACCTGTTATCGATGTTACATTTACTAAATTTGGGTTTGCCATAGTTTATTTCTCCTAATTGTTTTTTATCCGAAAACTAATGCCATTGCAATAGCTTTTCCTACTGTTGATGCTGTATTACCATTAATTTGAACCTGACCTGTCCCTTTTGGAACTAGGTTAAGACTTACATTAGTTTCTCCAGAAGCCGTAATACTAGGTGCATTTCCTGAAGCAGCGTTAGCTAGTGTAAGTTCGTTAACTGCTGAACCTGTGGCTGTTAATAGTAATAATTCATTACCATTAGTATCTAAAATAGATGTACCAATTTTAGGTGAAGTTAATGTCTTGTTTGTTAAAGTTTGTGTTCCAGTAAGAGTTACGTCTCCAGTTGCTACTTTGTATATATCTGGATTACTACCATCATTTGCTGTTGCAACTAAAATAGCATCACCTTTATCTGTAGTAGCAAAAGTATGAGTGTCGCCTGAACCAGTTGCATATTTAAATTGAACTGTATAAGCGCCTGATGTTGAGTTTCTTAAAAAATAAAAAGTTTCTACGTCATTTGGAATAGTTATAATTCTATTTCCAGAAATAGTTCCTGTAAACTCAATCATTCTAAATTGAGCTGTTCCAGTAATCGCACCATCTACAATAGTTAACGCTTGAGTTCCTGCTCCACCTGCAATAGATAAAGCTGAATAGCCACCAGTTAACTGTTCGAATAAAGATAAGTTAGCGTTAGTTTTTGTTCCCCATGTACCGGCGTTTTCACCAGTTACCATTAGTTCTACACCAAGAGGTGTGTATGTTGAAGCCATAATTTTGTTCTCCTATGCTGCGTGTGTTACGTCTGTATACGATGTTTCGTGTGTAACGTCAACAGCATTATAACTTGTATTTCCAGTAATATCAACATCCCCATATCCTAATGGAGCAACATTTCCTACACTAGAAATTGCTTCAACTCCAGTTAGTCCCACAACGTCTGCGGGTGAAATTGTTCCTACAGAAACCGTTGCAGAAACTCCTGTTAAAGGAACCCCTATTTCTAGTGTTAATGATCCTACTGAAGAAGTTGCACCAACTCCAGTTATGTCAATTAAATCTTCTGCATTTGTAGAAATATTTCCATTTGCTGTTGTTGCGACACCGGCGCTGCTAATACCTACAACATCTGCTGGGCTAATAGAACCTATCGCAGTCGTTGCAACTAATGTTGTTAAACCTTGAGTATGGTCTGCACCATTATTTAAACTTAATTGACCTTCAGAAACTGTTGCTGCTTGACCTGTTGGTGTAATTGTAGGTGAAAGAATAATTGCACCTGTTCCTGTAAATGCACCAACAGAAGTTGTTGCTGCTTGACCAGTTAATCCTACAACGTCAGAAGGAGTAATTGTTCCTACAGATGCAGTTGCAGATTGACCAGTTAAAGTTTCTATACCTTCTTCAACGCTGCCCCAACCATTTTCACCCCAATCAAGAGTACCCCAACCGGGTTTAATTTCTGCTGTAATTGTTCCTACTGCTGAAGTTGCTTGTTGTCCAGAAAGAGTTACCCCAGGTGCTTCACCCCATGCTTGAGCTCCCCATCCAAGTCTTCCCCAACCTTCAACAATAATATTTGTATCTCCCCAATCAGCTTGTCCAAAATAAGAACGACCCCAACCATCTGTATTAGCTGTACCACCCATTCCACTGTGGTTAGTACAATAATAATATAAAGTTGATGGTGCACCACTTTGAACATCTATTTGAGTATACGCACCCGCTTGACCAGGAGTTCCAACTGCAGTTACACCTACAGTGTAAGGAGTTGAGTTGTCACTATCGCTTGAAAATCTTAAAGGGTGGTTATCATTAGAATTATCTGATTGATCAAACTTATAAGTAAGACCTGCACCGATCATTACTGTGTCTTGTTGGACTCCATCAATAAAATATTTATTACCGCCCCCAGTGCTGACTACCGTTACTGTGAACGTTTGTGCTATGGACATAAGGAGTGCCTCCTTATGCTATTCGAATTATAGCTGTTGATGCTGCTGCCGCAGGAAATTGAATTGTAAAAGTTCCGCTTGATACAGTCTTATCACCACCAAATGCAACTACTGCACATGCTTTATCAGATTGTGTATCGTTATAAATTAAACAACCATTTGCTGTAAAAGATGCAGAGGTAAAACTAATATCTGCGAAATCGCAAACTGCTGTTGAACCATCTAAAACAGGAGTAACACTTGTAAGTGCTTTTCCACCAGCTGTGTAAGCTGAACCAGATGTATTTGAGATTTCATTTGATGTGCTATAAGCTGTTGTACTTGCACCTAAAGATGCTGAACTTGTGTACATAGCTAATTTAAAACTATTTCCAGATGATGCAGTAAAGTTGTGAGTACCAACTAAAATTTCTTGTTTAAAGCTGTTACAAATCGCTGATGATATTGCCATAATTTTTTACTCCTTGTTACGGAGACGGAGATTTAACTTGTATTCTAACAGTGCCGTCAGTGTAATCGTCTCTTCTTCGTCTTCCAAGCTGCATTCCTGCAAACTGTTGTATTGCATTTTTATATCTATTTTCATAGTATGTCAACATATCAACTGGACCTTTTAAAAAAGCATAAGCCTCGACTAGACATGCATATAATAAACCCTGTGGAAAATATGTGCTTAAATATGTGTTGTTATTAAAACCAGTGCCTGATCCAAGGCCGTTTGGCATTTTGTTATAATATATTCTAAATTTGTAATTAGCGTCAGGTGTAGGAGCTAAATACATGCCTCCTGATGATGTGTCTGTAGTATTATCCGCACCACCAAACATTGCATAATATTTAGGAAAACCTGTTACATCTTGGGCTGTCCTATCACCTTCGGGCCCTGTTAATCTATCTGTATATTCTGATAAATATGTTTGGTCTTTTTTCTCTAACCAACTTCCGTTACCTGTAGTAGCTGAAGTAGAATTAAATACTTCAACACCTCTTATAAATAAAGCTCCAGCAGGTGAATTAATTGTATTATCATCAGCAGCTAATGCACCTTCTTGAACAAATCTTTGAGCGTCCATAGGAAGTTCTTGAAAAATTCTAAATTCAGCCGCCATTATAAATTCATCAATAATAGCTTGTGTAAAGACACCATCATCTACTTCAGTGTAGCTTCTTATTGCTGCAGTTAATGTGCTGTAATCGTATTTTTTAACTCCTGACATAATTAACCTCTATCATTAATCGGTCCAACTGTACACTGTAAACCGCCTCCTGTTTCTGTACTACTAG